AACGCAGAAGCCGAAGGACACGCCACTAGAGTAGGTGGCGGTGCTATTGGTGGCGCTTCCCGAACCGTTCACATAGCAGAAAACGTTGGTGGTGCCGCTACGAGGCGAACGCTCCCACCAGGCGTTCGCAGAACCGTTGACCTTCTTAATTCTGGTGTTCCCGGCCTTGTACCAAGCGTACTGTGTACCCTCACCGGCTACCGAGTAAGTGGTCGTGCCAAAAATCTCAATTTCGGACAGCAGAAACAGGTCATCATTGGTGGTCTGCGTACCGCTGGAACTTCCGCCACCGGTGCCGGATTTCTTCTTGACGGTCTTGATGACATTTTGAAGAGCTGCTGGAAGCTGGCCCTTATAGGTAGACATTCTGGTTCTCATGGCAGAGCCATTCCAGCCTCCGGTATTGGTGTTACTGCTATTCATCTGTGCCGTTTGATTGAGGCAGTCCACAAGCTGGAATGTCATGGGGGCCTTACCACCAGATACTTTATCGTCATGGTAGAAGTCGATGATTTGTACCTCGTAGTTAATGCCGTCGATGTTTACAGTCTTTGTATCTCCCACTTTGAAGAATTGATCTGCCATGCCCAGGCGACCACAAAGATCAATGTCTTCCCAATCGGTATCATTCAGGGTTTCTCCAATCTCGAAGGGATAGACATAGACGATACCAATGACTTCCAGAGTCCAAGTCCGAGTTTTCTGAGAGCCGTCAAAGGTATATTTAATAGACCAATCACCCAACTCTGCGGGATAAAGAACTGCTTCACCATTGGACACCTGAGCGGTCAGAACTTTACTCCCCTTACTCATTGTGACCTGGGTTCCGTTGTCTGCGATCACATGAACCTCAGCGGGAGAACCCTTCTGACTTAGGGCATACAGAGCGTCATTTACCGTGGGGTCTGCCTGGGTCAGTTCCAAGGCCGCTTTCGTGGTATCATTCAGCAGATTGGCCTTATTCAGAGCGGTGCCGATTTCATTGCACCCGGCATTTTCCCCGGTTGTGTCGGTATTCAACAGCACATCGAGGTAGCCTTGTCCGGCAAGAAGCTGTTCCCGCCATGCGTCAAAGGTGGTGGGCATATCAGAAGGGGCTTTGATAATACTGGATTTTCCATTGCCCTTGATGCTGGTGTCTTTCATGCTAAAAGTTCCTCCTTATTGTCCACAATACATCGTCCCGGAATAGCGGAACGCTGCGGTTGTCTGCGTAATTCGCTGGTCAATCATCCAAAGTAGAAGTTCCATGTCATTTGCCGTTTGATAGGTCAACTTGTCCAGAGAGTTCGGCACAGACGGAGCATTGTCCGGTAAAGAGAGCTTTGCCCTCAATTTTGTCAGGCAGCTCAGGAGATTTCTTACCTGACTCTGAGTTGGGGTATCTCCCATGGCCCAATCTACCTTCGGGACAATGGAGCTATCATGAATGTCCAGCTTTTTCATTTGCTCTACCAGATAGGCGATTGCCTCTCCGAGCCGGTTAAAGTCCTTGTAGTTATAGGCACCTTTCATTCCGGCCAGATATTCAGCTTTTTCCTCAGCGGTGAGGGCGGCAAGCCCTCCCGTGAGGATTTTGTTCTTTAGGGTATAAACCCGGTCTACATCGGCCTGTGTGCGGTTGTAGACAAGCTCATTGATAATACTCATATCAAGCCTTTCACCTTCATCTTTCCGCTCAGAGAGCCGTTAAAAGAGATTTCATCCACTAAGATCAGAGCGTCCATTTCATCGGTGTACCTGGTTTGCAGACCAATAATATCGCCCACCTCCATCTCCGGGTTTCCACGGTAATCTGCGTCATAGGTATTCCGCATTTGCAGATAATTCTTCACATGGTTTGCCAGAGCGAGGCACATACTGTCATTGGTGATTAAGGGGTTTTCCTCCTTGTCTACTTCTCCGGTGAGAGCTACGGGGTAGGAAACGACCACCGAGTTCTCCTGCAAAGTCCGTCCGGTAATTGTTACGGTTTTGGTGCCGGAGGATAACACCAAGTCCGCAGCTCTGGCGTAAATGTTGGAAGATACCAGCGTTCCGCCAGATACATTGATCTGAATATCTTGTGCAAGACCAGAGAACTCAACATGAAGTTCAGTTTCGGTGGTCGTTTCCTCGTAAAGATTGGTGGTGCTGTCACTGGCAGCGTAAGAGTACCGGGCCACGGTGACGGCTTTCAGCTCGTCAATTTTGGAAATCGCCTGACTATTTTCTGCGATAGAAGAGAAATCCAGAGTGAAGTCAGTTTCCCGGTAATAGACCTTGCTAACCCTCATTCTCCGATAGGGGAGTCCGCTCAGGAAAGATACCTCAATTTTGGTGCAGTCAATCGCCAGAGAGGAAGATACAAACACTTCTATGGAATTGACCGGAACCGTCTGCGTGTCCAGCAGAACAGTGTCTTTGTAATACTTCACCTGAATAGAGGCGGGGTACTCGTCCATGGGCGTATCAAAGCGGATAGCGACCACTGGGAGATCATGGGACACATCAAAGGTTCTGGTGAAAACCGGAGCCGTTGTGAATGTTCCTTCCGCATTTGTCATGGCCTCGCTGATATATCCTCTCCCGTTGGGGTTATCATCAGGAATAATCACCTGATTGCCGCCGTCCAGCGTCCAGCGGTTCAACTCAAATACGGCATAAGTGTTCTCGCTGGTATTGCCCTTGTCCACCGTTCCCCACTCGCTGTACCAGAGATGGCCGTTGTCGGCCCACTGGCCGCTGTAAATACCCGTTACGGTCACACCGAAGGGTTTGATATGGATGATGTTGTCATCGTCCGTGAACAGGCGGCAACGGGCCGCATGAGCGATTAACTGCAAGCAGTTCATGTGCGTGTCGATAGGGAGAGCCGCCGTAGTGAACATCTGCTTCAAGCTCTCGTCAATCTCCCACGGGTGCGTTCCCTGTTCCGTCAGAGTCAAATCAGCGTCCAACAGAACTTCTTCTGCCATGGCGAACAGGCTTTTAGAACCAAGTTTGCTTTTGTAGAAGGTTTTCGTTAGACTTCCAATCAGGCCGGTTCCGGTAAAGGTTGTCTGGTTATCCTTGGTAGTGGGCTTGCCATTCAGCACATACTTGTCAGATTTAATCCACTCCACAGAGCCGTCCGGCAGCTCATAGCCGAATTGGATTTCAATGGGGGAGTTCTTATCCACATAAGCGTAGATGCCAGCCGGATTATCGGGGTCATAATTGTGTTCGTAGTCAATGATGGTGAACTCCATCGTTTCGGTAGGCAGTCTGCGGCTCAGAGGGTCAACATCATGCTTTTGCTGAGTGGAAATAATATCCTTGTTCACAAATTGCTTATTCAGGCCGTATAGAACCTCTTCCAGCCTGGGCCTCCGATATGGCAGAGCCATGTCGAAGGTGATCGTCACCTTATCTACCTGGGCCGCTCTCGTGTTTACCACAGCCTCTACGCCGGTCACAGGTACTACTTGGGTATCAACCAGGGCATTGCTCAGATAAAACCTTGCGGTGATCTGCAAAGGCCATTCCTGATACCGGGTATCAAAAGTCAGCGTCAGACCGGGGAAGGTGTGGGGAGTAGAGAACTGCCGGGTAATGACTGCCGGAGTGCTGAACGCTCCCTCAGCGTCACTCATGCGGCTGGACGCAAAACCGTCCTGCACCGTTCCGCTGCCGGGAAGAATGAGAGCTTTACCATCCAATGCCCACCTATTTAATTCCAAAACGGCATAGGGACTTCCATACTGATAGGGATAATCCACCGTTTCAAATTCAGAAAAAGGTAGCTCCCCATTGCTTACCCACTCACCGTCTGTTGCGGCTGTTGTGTCCACATTTCCAAAGGTAATACGGACATAGGAACGGTTGCGAAGGAGGCCACGCATACTCAACTTGTAAGCGTTACTTACAGATTTCATATCGCTCCTCCTTTACAACGGCTCTCCGCAGTCAATGAGATTAACTTTACAGTTAATGTAATCAATGGGAAGCTGTGTTTCCGGGTCAAGATGGAATGGCTCTGCCGTTCTGTCACCGGGGTACATCTTCCGGGTAGTCCATGTGTTGTTCACCATATCCGGGTAAGTGACCATCACATAGAAATTTCTAAATTCTTGCAACAGGCTCGACCACTGTTCCGCAGTCAGATAAGCCCATTCCAGATTGTCGATTTTTTGCTGTTCACGGCCTACCACCTGACCTACCACCACAGCATTTGCGTTTCTGGCGGAGTCCACGATGGTAGCGGTCATGAGGTTAAGCCCCCTGCGGGGGCAAGGATATTCACGACCATTGATCTTGATAAATGCTGCCATATCCTTACCCCCTTAGTAGGCGTTGGCAAAGGCACCACTGTTCACTCGGACACCTCTGCTCCGGTTATACCGGTCATAAGACCGGCCAATTACATCATCACCGATGGACACAGACAAATCCTTGTCCTCGATGATATTCATGAGTGCATAGATAGCGGCGATCACACCGTCATTGGCAACGGACACGCCAGCGGAAATACCTTCAACGATCTGGTCATTGTTGGCAACAGCGGTACGCCGTCCCATGGCACCCACCATCTCGGCTCCGGCCTCTCTCGCAATGAAGAGCTGCCCTTCATCCACAAAACCGCCCTCAGCCATATACTGGATTTGGTCAATGGAAATCCGGCTAAAATAGCTCAGACTGATACCCGTAATCCAAGAAACATTGTTGATAGAGCGAATAACTTGGTTGAGTGCGTTAATGGCATTGTTCATGCCTCTTTCCATTGCGTTCAGAGTAGAGTTCCACTGGATGATAGCGGTATTGGTCATGCCTCTCCACATGGAACTCCATCCCTTCGGGAAGGTGGTCGTAAAATCGTCCATGCCAGTGGTCATCTGCGTTTGGAAGTCCGTGAAGCCAAGAAGCGTATTTGTGCGGAAGGTAGTAAAGTCCGTGTCCATAGTGTTCAAACCGGTCTGCCACTTCTGCACGACCCCGTCTACCAGCGTATTGAAATTGGTGTCAAGGGTGGTCTTCATCTGCTCTACATTGGCTTGAATGAGAGGCATTTTATTTGTCATGCCGGTGGAAAAGCCAGTCACAAGCTGCTCACCGCAGACTTGCAGATTGGTAAAGATACCAGTTGCCAGATTTGCCGTACCGTTTTCCTGTGTCAGAATACCAAGTTGCTCCATGAGAGCGGCATACTGTGTCAGCAGGATTACAGCGGTTCGCAGTTCCGGGTTTGCAAGCCGCAGCTCGTCATTCAAGCTCTTAGTGTCCGTGTAGATGGCGTTCACATCATCAGCGAAGTCACCAATAGGATTACCGGCAAAGAGTTTCTGGAAGCCGCTTACAATGCTGTCCCAGGTGATACCACCCATGGAGTCGGTGTAGGAACCGATTTCTCCGGCAAAGGCGGACATGAAATCTACGAAGTCGGACATATCCTCGGTAAGCTGAGGAAGAGTGCCGTTTAAGCTGCGAAGGGATGGTGCAAGATTGAAATTCAGTTCGTCAGCCACAGCTACAAGGCTTTCTGTGAACAGTACAAAGGCCGCAGCAAGTTCGACCAGAATAGCAGTACCCAAGCCTACCGCAATGGGTAAAAGCCCCACAGAGGCCACCGTAGCTGCTCCGAGAGCCGCTGTCACAACACCGATACCTACCAGTAGAGCGGTGCCAAGACCAATACCAGCCGCAATCGTTTCTCCGTTGTCAAGAACCGGTTGCCATGCCTGACCGATCTCGTCAAGCCCTTTGCCGATAGCCCATACCTCAATGATGAACAGGCCAGCGGCTACGCCGAGTTCTAACAAAATGGCGGTTCCGATACCAATATTCAAAGCAATCGTTTTGCCGCCAGTTCCCAGGGCATACGCCGCCAGACCTACACCAGCCAATAAAGCGGTTCCAAGCGCAATACCCGAAACTACGGTTTCCCCATTTTCAAGTACCGGCTCCCACGCTTCTCCCACCTTTTCCA